CGAGAAAATTGACGAAGCATTAAAGGTTTATCACTCTCTCCCAAAAGAACAGAAAGGTGATCGTTTCGACGTCACTGAAGCGCTCAAAAATATCACTATTGAAGAAGATGGAATCGATTTCGAGAGACTTCTTGCAAGGTCTGTCTCAGACATTCTCGACGGTAAGCCCGTAGACGATCGAAGCCTTGCTGTGACAAGGGCTGTAAAGGAGATTTTGGGCTGGACAAACTGGCTTAGAGACAACGGTGTCTCAACCCGAATCTCACCCTTGACAGTCGCACACCGTGCGTTCTATGCTGTGTATGCGTACCCTGCGGAGGTAGACGGCAAATTTACTCGCATCGTTGAAAGCATCCGAGATGTTGAGACGATCAGACCAGCTATCGTTATGGCATCGGAGCATGACGATATTGCAGCCTGGAAAAGGCTCAAATCCGTCGACATCGACACTTTCAAGAATGTCGCACCTTTAGACATTCAAGAATCAGTAAAGCAAGCGAGAGCTAAGGCTGTTGATTCTATTTTGACTTTCGATGATTTTTCTCTGAACGAAAAAACTTCGGAAGAACCTACAACAACATCAACAAGAACAAAAATGACTGACAAGGAATCTACTATTCCTGAGACACCGGCTCAGTTGATCAATCTTCAAAACGCTGCGGAACAAAAGCGAGCGTTTGCAGAAAACGATGTAGCTGAGATTATCGCCACTAACCAAGGCGACAACTATCTCTACGACAGCACCCACGACAACTTTTATACCTACGACGAAGACACAGGCATTTGGTACGTGCAAGACGAAATGCACGTCAAGAGAAGAATTATCAATGCACTTGACACCTTTGTATCGGCAGGAGTTCTTCCTAAATACGCAGCGTCAACTGTAAACAGCGTTTACTCGATGCTCCAGGCCAAGATGCTCAAGTCGCTCGACGGTGGTCGAGTGAGCATTTTCAGCAAGGGTAGAAAGCACATTCCTTTCGCCAACGGAGCTCTTGACAGCGACAGCTTCGAGTTTGAACCTGGTAAGAACAAAGAGCTCTACTTCAGGTCTCGGTTGCTCTATGAGTGGGATCAAGATCGTAAGTGCCCCAAGTTTCTTGCTTGGATGGATTCATCTCTCAGGCAAGGACAAGCAAAATTAATCCAAGCCTTCGCTAGAGCTTTACTTACTGGTTACACCTCAGGTGAGCGTTTTC